GCACCGTCATCTGCCATAGATCTATAAATATTATGTATAGCATATGTGGGAATGCCAGGCGTAGTAACCGAGGCAGGAAGATTTATTTGTAATACACCTTGAGTAACTCCAGCAACATTAACTGTTTGCTGTGCTCCAAAACTAGTTCCAGATTGGTCTGTAGTAGTATCAGAAACGTTACGTCCAAGAGTAGGACAATACTGTGGTATTTCTAGTGTTACAACATTGTTCAATGAAACTTGTTGCAACGAAAGTGAAGTGTTGTTGTAGGGAGGGAACCCTGCAACGTTTCCATTATTGAAAGGAAGACTTGTAGTAATGGGAAGTGATGAACTCGTAGTTAAATAAGTTTGACACGTCTGAGAAAGAGGATTTTGATTAGTTACAGGAACCAAACCCATATTTAATACATCTCTAATTCTAACACCACCACGCCATATAGCATAACAAGAGGCTACCACACCAACCATATCTGCAAAGTAATAGTTAGTAGGAGGAGTTATGTTTAAGATTGGAATGGCATCTACTCTCAAATATATAGAAGGATTATTCAAAGAAAAGGATCCACCTTTAGCATTAGGTCTCAATTGAGTAAATCTTTTGAGCAATGCGCGATATGAAGATACTTTATCACCGATACAAACAGAAGAAAATACTGTAGGGTCAGCGTTTATCTTAGAATTTCCTACTGTAGTGCTTATGATCTTATTGTCATTTGGGAGATCTGATTGTGGTACAAATTGTGTTGGAGTATATTCAAAAGCTGCTGGAATAGCAACTTCGAAATCATCCCCGGCACAGATCTCTGACAATATAGTCACAGAGGCGGAAACAGAAGCAGGAGCAACAAGAGGATCTACGACATCTATCACTAATCTTCCAATACTACCATTATAAGGAGTGAAAGGATTTCTTGCTATATAAGGAACAACTATCTCTACTTCAGCTGTATCTCTAATATCTACAATAGTACGATTTACATAAACGGGATTACCATAATAACCAAATTCATCCGAGGGATAAAAGGCAAAAGATAATCTACCACTATGAAATTCTGTTTTAACTATCTTAAATCTATACTTAAGCGACCCGCGCCAGTACTGAAATTGTGCAGCTATAAAAGAAACAGGAGGAAAGTGCAAAGCACCTCCTAGAGCCATTGGTACATAAGGTTGAACAGTATAGAAGGTTAAATTACCTACTACACTTGTCTCAGACCAAGTAAAAGTATTAAAATTCGCATATTTTCTAGCAAGATAAGAAAAATCCATTTCATCATATGCTTTACCGCTTAATCCATTAAGGATTGTCACACCCGGTTTCGAGATTA